GAGTTCCTTTCTTGGGAGTTGCTCTAATCGAGCATTTTGAACTTTTTCTCTTACGTTCAGTCGTTCTTTTGTTTGTTCTTCTGGGTGTTTTTTACCCTCCTTGAATGTTTTCATTCTTATTTCGCGTTGCTGTTTAGGAGTGAAATTTTTTAGTAATTGTGTGTAATACCTTGGGACGGTCATGCGTTTAGAATTTAGTACTAAGTAGTTGCTTGGATATACGTCTGATGCGTATTTCTGGAGCCATGAGTGGCCGATACCAGGGCGGTTGGACATTGTTGTGTATTCGGGAGATCTTTGATGGACCTGACCCGTTCGGGGGTCGGTCCATTGATAGTGTTGGGCGGCATTCTTGCCGGTGATCTTTTTCATGAGATAGCGCGCAACATACGCAGATGATTGAAATGTGACCGCACCCAGAGAGGAGAAACCCAAGGGCCAGAGTTCTTGTAATTTTTCTGAGGTATATACCATGTTTTCGCGGGATTTTTTCCATGGTTTTTTGTCGTTGAAGTCGTGGCCGAAGATTAGGGCGTGGTAGTGGGGTCGTCCGAGGTTTTCTCCGTACTCGCCACAGTGGTAGAAGCGTATTTTTTTTGGTGCGACTGACTTACGTAGACGTTTCATGAAATTTTGAAAATGTTTGATATCAAGTGAATAATCCACAGGTAGCCACTGTGGAGAATAAGTGAGAGTGATAAAGCAATTTTCATTGTGCATTTGGGCTTCATGAGTGCACCTGATTGCCCATTCTCGTGTCCTTTCGATACGACAACCGATGCACCAGCCACAGGGGATCGTTATTGGTAGATCGGGGTGGCCAGCGCGCCGGTTGAAGACCACGAAGCGTTTGCCTGTAGCAGATACGGTCGTGGATTTGTAAGCCTTGAGAGGGTGATAACAAGGCATGTTTTTAGAGGCGTATACCGCCTCTCATGGGGCCTCCGCGAGTGTTTTTCCGATTCACGCGTTTCGCTGTTTTTGTGAATAGTTTTTTCGAGCGCCGTTTTGAAATTTTGCGTCGTCGTCCGGCCATGGGTTTTCCTTTCGTTTTGTTGTTTAGACACCTGCGGTGTCAGTTAGCGTATTATACATCAAGTAGAGATAATACGCTATGCCGGCGTTGCCGGCTCTAGGGTGGCCGCTGTGGCGGCCTCAGTTGCCGCAGTAGCGACGTCTGTTGTGTCTACCGTAGCTTCGGTAGCTGAACCAGGGTCGGGCCCCTCAGCTAAGCTTGAGAGGGGCCCGGCCCCGGTTAGTTCTTTTGTTAATTCTGATAAAAGATTTTCGTAGTTTTCCGGGTTCTCGGCATATTCAAGGAATGTGCCGGGATCGTTGTCGAAGCATGCCCGGAGTTTGGAAGGTAGAGATAGGAAGGCATCGTTGGCAGCGATGATTTGGTTAAGTGCTTCGTGATAGGTCTGGACGCCTGTGGCGTCGCCGTAGCTTCCTTTGTAGGTGTTGATGTGATCGATCAGGCCGGTTTTTTGATATTTAGCCATGATCGTATTGATGTCGCATTCTTCTTTGAAGGATTGCTTTGCGAGTGAAGGGTCCTCGCATATTAGTTGTTCCCTTATTGCGGGTGTATGTGCGTTCCTGGTTGGAGCGCGTGTAGTTTCTGAAAGATTTTCTAGGGTCATTTTATTGTCCTTTTTAACGGCGTGGGCCGAGTAGTGATGAGATTTTTGGCCGTGCTCTAAGGAGCGATCCGGCCGAGTTTGTATAGAGCTCCATTTTGCGGGCAAATTTGCCGCCTGACGAGCCATAGAATGAGGCATCGATCATGGAGCGTAGTTCGGCAGCGCGTGCGCCTGCCATTCCGGCCCTTATATGTTCTGTATTGTAGAACGAGCCTTTTGCGTCGAAGTTCGCTTTACGCGTTAGTTCGTCGTTCAGCCTTTCGGCTGATTTTTCTTTGGCTGTTGTTGCCTTTGTTTGTTTTAATGTTTCTTTCATGTTTTTTACTTCTTGAGTTTGGCGTCGTAAAACGATTGCTGCGTTTACTCCTTCTTGGATGCCGGAGCCTAGTCCGGCTAGTTCGTTTTGTGGTGTATAGCTGGAGCCCGATAGAGCTTGAGCGCCGCCTTGTTGATAGGCGAGCATCGGATTTAGCCCAGCTTTTTTCATGTCTTTCATTGCCCATTGATAGCTGTTTTGCATGGCCTCTTTTGTGAAGGCCATTTGGGCTTCTGCAGCGGCTTTAGCCGCTTTGTTTGCTTGGCTTGTGCCAAGAGCAGAGAAGGCGCCACCGACGACGGCGGCGCCAATAGGTCCTGCGATTGAGCTTAGTCCCATGAGATTGCGTCCTGTTTAGAAGTGATCGATTAGGCCAGGGACCGAATACATCGGCATTGGCCTTGCTGTTTTGAATGAGAAATAACAGTCGAGTAGGAAATGCGGTTCTGAAGGAACCGCTAGGACGCGTGCGACAGGAGGATTTTCCTCGATGAATGTCGAGTTGAGTGTAGGTAGGTTTCCGAAGTCCTGGGCGAGGTGCCAGGCGTCTAGAGTTGTTGCGAAATTTGATCGAAATTGCCCGGCGATTATTGAAGGTTTGTAGCGGTATTCCGCGAACCTTTCTTGGTATCCGAAGACGGCTTCGTCTTCGGTAGGATTCGCGTTGCCTTGGGCATAGATTTCTTTGTTGAGGATTGCTTGCTCGCCGATGTGCGAGAGAGCTGGCCAGTAGTAGTCCCACCTTGTTGAGCGTGAGAAGCCACGGTTTAGCCCTTGTTGATAGTTGAGATCAGCCCGGACGGAGACGAGACCAATGATAATCATGTGCTCAGTGAAGGATTTGGTAAAGCCGTGATTGTTGGCAGAGAGAGTTCCGATGGCTGCAAGATTAGCTTGAGGGGTACCGGTGGCTGTTTCTGAGGTTTGGGCTACTGGGTTTATGTTTATGGGGGTGGAGCCACCACCCAGATATTCTGGCCTTTGTAGACGTGCGTCTGGAGATGTGACGCCGAAGTGTGCTCGGATTACTTCGGTGTAGCGGGTGCCGCCGCGGGCGTCCCGCTCGTAGAGTTTTTGAATTTGGAAGGCTTGCCGCAGTTGGTTAATTGTTGCTGCGGTTGCTTCCGATAGATCGGCGTAGATGTATGGGTATGTAAGATTGTCTGGGTCTTCGACGAAGCGAGATTGAAATTGCGTGTCTTCGCCAGACATGCCCCGATTTGTTGGTGAAAGGGTGGTGTCTACACCACCTGTCATGCGGAGTGTCCCGCTGTCGGTATAGGTTCCGGTGTCCATGACACCGATACCCTTTACGGGGGCGTCGTCGCCTAGGGGTAGTTCGACCGCTGGTCCTTTCTGAGGCCAGGGTAGTGCCGATGTGAAGTAGTCGTGGCGCTTTCCGCGCCGTAGCACCTGATAGTCTGTGTAGGGGTCTGGGCCGTCGTCGGTGTGTGTTACCACGCTGTCTTGCATGTTTTGATCGCGGAACCATTCGTTCCAGATCAAGTTGTAAGCGCGGTTGTATAGTACGTTGATCGTTAAATCGCCGATCGCCGTTGGAATGCCCATATAATCGAAGATTGAGTCGGAGGCAAAGCCTCCTGCAGGTGCTTGTGTTGTTGGAACCATATAGTCCGTGCTGTCGCCGGGGTTCCTTTGTTCGCCATTGAATTTCTGGAAGTTATCCCAGAGTAGGCGAACTGGGACAGCGAAGAAGAAGCTGTCCATGAAGAGGTTATCCATGAAGGGATGTATTGGCGTTGCCAGTCGTCCGAAGGCCGACATTTTAAGGTTGAAGGTATCGCCGGGTAGAGCTTCATCTGTGAAGCACGGTGTTAATGTTCCGGCGTAGAATGTGGTCTTGAAGCCGTGTGATCTGTCGAATGACGATCTTGGAATTTCGGCTGATGGAACCTTTGAGAAATCATGTTTCATTACGGTTGGTTGACCAGTCTGTACCATTTTCTTAATCCCTTAGTCGGAGTGGATCGTTGAGTTCAACGGGCTTTCCGTTGAGAGGATTCGGTATTGTTTCTTGATTTTTGAATTCTAGGGCCTTGCCTAGAGGTTCAGGTGTGTTGAGTGTCGTAAATTTTGCCGAGCTATCATCATATTCGCCTAATGCGAATAGTGTGAAGTCTTCGGGGTGATGACACAGTTTTGATTGTGGGTCGTTGGCGGTATCCGAGAATGATCGGATTGCCTCGCCCCTTGATTTGAAGTGAAAGGGCGGAAGGTAACATTCCGCTTTGCTGTCGTAGATTGTGAATAATCTCCATAGCATTTTAGAGTTCCTTTCTTGGGAGTTGCTCTAATCGAGCATTTTGAACTTTTTCTCTTACGTTCAGTCGTTCTTTTGTTTGTTCTTCTGGGTG